TTTAGGAGTTATAGATGATAAGACTAGGGATATATGCTTAGAGATGGCTAGTGCAGGAGCATTAACAAGAGAGCAAATAGAATCGTCTTATCCTAGTGCATTTAGTGATGGAGCAGGATGGAATTGTAGACATAGGTGGGCAAGAGAAACTTCTAACTCATCTAAACTTACTAACCCTTCTAAAGCTAAAAGTTTTATTAAAAATAAAAAGAACTTCAGACCTATAACAGCTAGAGGTGAATTAGTTGGGTAATCTAGCAAAGATACCAGAGTTTGATAGAGCATTCTGGAAAAAGCTAGGTGATGAGATATGTGATGAGATCAGAGTACAGACACAGGTAAATAGCAAAGATGTCAATGATCAAAAATTTAAAGCATATAGTAGGGGATATGCAGATCGTAAGCCAAAGATAAGAAGGGGTAGTGGTAGTGGTAGTAAGGTCAATCTTACTTTAACAGGGGATATGATGAGAAACCTACAGACCAGAGGATTTAGTAAGGATAGTGTAATTATAGGGTGGAGTGGTGTAGATGCTCAGAAAATGCAGACCATTATCTAAAGGTTCATTAAGGCTTATAGAAGTTCAAACAAATAAAAGAATTAAAAGAAATGCAGAGAAAGAAACTGCAAAGCCTATCAACTTTAAAATAGGCAAATAGATTTCATTAACATGGAGGAAAAAATGGAAGAGATAGTACAAGAGAACGTACAAGAGTTGGTAACTGAAAACCAGAATGATACAGACAATATGAGTAATCGTGAGTCTGAATTGTTGCAGGAAATAATGCAAAAGAAAGAACGATTACAGAAAGCAGAATCTAAGATTGCTGAACTTGAGAAGGTTCAAGAAGTTGAGAGGCAGAAACAGTTAGAAGAAAATGAGGAGTGGAAAACACTTGCAGAAGAAAGAGCCAAACAGCTTAGTGAATTAACTCCTGTAGTGGATCAGTATAAAGCTGAACGCACAGCAGAGAAAGAGAAACTGCTTTCAGACTTCCCAGAAGATGATAGGGAAGAGTTTAAGGAACTTACTTTAGCACAACTAAGGTCAGTTCATGGAAAGATATTAAAACCTAAAAATAATATTCCAAGTGTAGAGACATCTGATTCAACAGGGATGCAAGGCTATGCAACTTTAAAAGAGGCTGTAAAAGACCATGTATCTGGAAAGATAGACAAAACGACTTATGAGCAAATCAAAGAAAAGTTCACATCTCGAATCAGTAGATAGTAACCCCACAACAGGCTTACAGCTTGAAGGGGATATTAAATCTGCGATTACAAAAGATAAGGAACATATCTATATGGTAGGTAATGAAGAAGTACCTTTTGAGGAAGGCTTTAGAATGTCCGTAGGGCAGGAAAAAGTACCCTTCACAGGTATTCGTTCAACCTTTTCTCATATTTCTCAGAGCAGATGGGATTCTATATTTGGAAAGAAACGGAGTAAATAATGGCAACAGGAGATAGTGCGAATCTAGCAGGATCGCTTATTGAAGTAATTGAAGCAGAAGCTATTTTAAAATTTAGCGAAGCAAGTGTATCTGTGCCTTTGGTAAAGCAAAAGAGTGAACCAAAAGCAGACCAGATTACATTTGTAGCTTATAACGCAGGTACTAATAAAGTAACATCAGCAGATGTGGCTAACACAGCAGAGGGTACAGTAACCCCATCTACTGCTTTGGATTCTCAGAAGAAAACAATCACCTTAGATATGTATAGTGTTATGCTACCTATCTATGATGAGGCTAAACTATCAAATGCTGATGATGTCTATGCAAGTGCAGGTGCATTAGCAGGGAACGCAATGGCTAGTAAGTTAGATGCATTGGTTAATGCTAACTACGACAACTTCAGTAATGCTGTTGGTGGTGCAACAACTACGATTAATGTAGATCACTTATTTCAATGTCTTGCACACTTAAAGCAAAACTCTGCTCCTGGCTCACCTAACGCTGTACTAGAGCCTAGACAGATATGGGGAACTTATGGTATCCATAATGACCTTATTACACACGCTCAGTTTGCAGGTTCTGGTGTACAGGATGAAGGTGCAAGAGGTGGTTTTGTTTCTAAAATCGCAGGTATTGCAATACATTCATCACCAGAGTTTACTGCAACTGTTAGTTCTGGTACTGTATCATCTGTTAAAGGTGGTGTGTTCGTACAGGATGCTATCGGATTCGGTTACGCAGGTGACATGATGAGAGTTGAAGAGTACAGGGAAGGTTCTTTCCTACGCTCTAACATTGTGGTATCTAGTTTCTGTGGTTCTACAGAAATCATAGATGGCTATGGTGTTGAAATGATCTCACAGATCACAGCTTAACAGCTTACTTATCAATATGGGGGGTGGGCAACTGCCCCCCTGCTTAAAATAAAGATTTAAAATATGCCAGAAAGTATAAATAGTAAGATAAAAGAACAATACGA